TCATTTTTTTGACGTTGTTTTTCCTGCGTTTTTCGCGCTCAATCCCTCACCTGAATTAGGGTGAGGGATTTCTATGTTCCCGATCTGGTCCGCTACGATGCGGCTCGCCTCGATGCCGAGACGCTTACGGTCAACGCCCTTGGTATAGATTTCGGCTGTCGCGATGTTCGACCAGCCATACTGCGCCAGCAACTGATGGGTGGCGGCGCCGCCTTCAGCGGCCAGTGTGGCGCTGAGCTTCCGGAGACCGTGTGCTGATTTGGTCACGTCAGCCTCAGTGCATTTGACCCGGAACCAGTTGCCGAAGCTTTCCTTCGTAAAGGGCTTCCCGTGCGCGTTCTCAACGAGGTGCAAACCCCGCCTAGGGGTCGCCTCGATGACCTTCAGCATGTCGTCGGATAGTTCGACCGTCACTCTGGCACCGGTCTTCATCGTATCGATGGAAAGGATGCGGCCGTTGATGTGCTGGCGGCCGACCAGGACGACGTCAGATCGGCGCAGGCCGGCGAGCAGCATAAGCTCCATTGCCAGACGCTCGGGTGTGCCGATCGCGTGCTTGCCGCGGAATGCCTTCACGTCATCGACGGTCCATGCTGGGAAGCCGTCAGTCTTGTATCCGGGTGGTTCGACGCCGACGGTCGGATCCACCTTCACGAGGCGCATCTTCTTCGCCCACGAGAACATCCCTTTCATCGTCTTCAGGAAGTTGCCAGCCGCTGCTGGCGTCTCGTGGCGCTTGTCGACGCCCTCCTGGATGACGTCCTGGGTGAAGGCCGTCAGCGCGTGGCGCGCGTTCTTCTCCAGAACCTTCGCCATGATCAAACGCTGCTGCTTTTGGGTGGCGGCGCTATATCCGGCCCACTTTGCGCTCTCGGTCGTGTAGCGCTCCCAGAGCCAGCCCAGAGTGCCTTCGTGAACCTTCGGCGCCTCGATCGGGCTGCCGGTCAACGCTGCCATGTAGGCAGACTTGAAAAGCGGATCGGCCGGGCTTGGCAACCTGATGCGCTTCCCCTTGCCGATGCGGAAATAGAAGACCCACTTTTTATGGCGGGTCAGCTGCTTATGGACGTGCAGGGGAAGCTTTCTGGGCATCCCTGATTCTTCACAGGCTGGGTCTCGAATAGTCAACGCCGCTTTCCTTGGTGGCCTTTTCATCAGGAATGACGGTTATGACCGCCTCGCCAATACGGATTTCCACCCTGCAGCCGGTGGCTTTAGCCACTTCCGCTGCGCGTTGCATGTCCTGTTTTCGTACAAGGGCGGGGGCTGACATTGGCTCAGTTCTCCCCGATATCCACATCATTCACAGCCTGCTTATCCACAGGACGCAATCTCAGAGAATCAAGAAACAGGGATTGATATGAAGACTCGGCCTGGATGGCTTCTGCCACCAGTCGGCACTCTGCTACGTATGCGAGCTTGCGCTGCACGTCTTCTGGTGTAGAGCATCGTGCTGCGATGAAGTCTAATTCCGCGGCGGCAAACCTATCGTAATCGGGCCCCTCGGCCACCAGGTCAACGTTCGGCCTTGCCGTGGCGACCCACATGGCATGCGCCCTGCGGTGGCGATCGATCGCCCTTTCGATCTCCGGTCCAGCGCTTTCCATATCGTCGACGATCTTCTGCGCCTCGCCGATTTCTCTTTGAGCTGCATCGACGAGCAGGTTCAAGGCGCAACTGTCTTTGCCGTTGCCAGTCATACCGCGCGCGGAGCCAAGTGCCATCCTGATCGCATGGAGATAGCTTTCGGCCGCGCCGAGAGTATCGCGGAATAGCGTGATGCGATCAGTCATGGGCGGCCTCCAACGCGCCAACCGGCAGCCATTTTGCTGGTCCTGCGAAGGCCTCGGAGGCGTCACGCAAACGCTTAACATCGCGGCAAGCGATCCTCTGGAGCGACGCAACCCTATCCAATTCTTCATTTCGGGTGCCGTCAGGACGGACAAAGTCCATATCGTGAACGATGTCGTACGTTGCTTGCATAAGCTCCGAGAGATCGAGCAGGGCGTAAAAGAGATCGCTCGGGTTCAAGGGAGCGGCCTGAGACAGAGAGCTTGTCATTGTCCGATCTCCCCACGGCATGCGTCGTAGTAGCGATCGGCCAATTTCACCGCTCTGGATGTGACGTTGTTCCAGGCAAAGGAGATATTCTCCATGTCGTACCTGGAAACGAGAATGCGGAAATATTCGCCTTCCTTCTCCCTGTTGGAGGAGAGCACTTCTTCGAGTAGGTCCGCCATGATCCGCGACATTGCTTCGAGCTCTGTGACTTGCTCTTCGAGCGTCAACATGGCCTCGGCAACGGCGGTGTGTCTTTCAGACAAGCCTTTGGCGGCTGCCTGAACAGGAATGTTCGGCATTGGTTTCTCCATCGGTTAGAATGGATTAACCTTAACGTCTGATTTTTCAGTCGTCAATCGCTATGACTGAAAAATCCGTCAATCTGGGATGGCTATTTCGCGCTCGATCCGGATGATTATTCCAAAGATTCGAATTCTTCCGTCGCTCACGGCGTATTGATTGGGATCTCCGTCCAGGCCTTCGTCTGGTACGGTCTTTAAATCGATCGTCAGAAAGCGTGGCTTTCTGCCAAATTCATCGGTGTCGCCAGCACACAGATGTATCTTACTACCTTCCTGCTTTACATATCGCACGCTTATCTCAACGATGCCCTCATGTGCTACTCGGCGTTTGACGCCCACGAGCATCCCTGTTCGCAGCGGGATGGCCTGCTCCTTGGTTGGCGGCGAGGCGATAGTCAGGATATCTCCCCTTGAGATGTGGAAATTCTCAAGAGAATCATCCGCGAGCAGCGTCGCTGATACGGTCCAGTCCGGGAGCTTCTCGGTTCCCCGGACGAACGCTGAGGGGAGTGGCCCGCTTAGGCTCCTCTTTAAAATATCCTCCTCTTGAAACACACCGATTTGCACGGCGCCCACGATGGGAACCCTTTTGGGTGCGAGGCTGGGTGGAGTGGGCGCGGTAGTCCTGTCGTCTGGATCGGCGGCATCGGATGCGCCAACCAGGTATGCAAGGGAGCACTCAAGGACATCCGCGAGTTTCTCGAGGGTCGTCAATCTGGGGCTCCCGGAATTTCCCGAGAGGATGTCCGTAACGGCGGATCGGCCTAGCCCTGCTTCCAGAGATGCTGCCGCCGCGCTTTTGCCGACGGTTTCAAGGCGAGAACGTATTCTTTGTGCGAGCTCGTTTTCCATGTTGGATTTATCCGTCGTAATGAACGGAAAAGCCAGACCGAAATTTCAGTTGCATATGAATGATTTTTCAGTATGGTTAAGGAATGGAACAGGAACTCCGCAAAATCTTACTGAATACCGCTGCTGCATATGCAGCCGCCGAGGCTTGCGCCCTCTCCACGATTTCGCGCCGCGTCAAGAACGACGCGGCGTTTTTCACCCGTATCAGCCAAACTGACAAAAGCTTCACTGCTCGGACGTTTGATGAAGTGATGCACTGGTTCGCTGAGAATTGGCCCAAAGAGGCGCAGCGCCCACTCGAACTGATGAAGTGGATAGCTGACACCGGCTTCTCGGTGAAGCCATGACGATACCATCCCTCGAAACGCAGATGGCGGCATGGCAACGATACGCTGACGCCCGCAGGAAAGCCGACCAGACGATGTCGTTCGAAGACGGCCGTGAGGCAGCAGCTGCATGGATCGGTTTCTTGAACGTCTACCTGCCGGAGCAAGAGCAGATGCCTGAGCGGCGTCTCGGACCCAATGTGACGATCTTCCCTGCCCATCGAACGTCACGGCCAAGAGCTCCGCTTGCGAGGGGAAGATGACCGATCACCTCGACGTTAGATGCTTCCCCTATATGCCGTTGCAGACTGAGCAACTGCGCAAATCAAAGACATGGCTACGGTGCCGCCGCCGGCCGGAGCTTGGTTTCCATCTCATGAATCTATGGATGAGGGCATGGCATGAAGTGCCGGCAGGGAGCATCGAGGACGATGACGATATTCTTGCAGATGCTGCGATGTGCCCTCCGGAAAAGTGGGAGGAGCTTCGCGATATTCTGCTTGAAGGTTGGGAGCGCCGCGACGGTCGCGTCTATCACGGGACTGTAACAGACCTTGCGACAGAGGCTGTGACAAAGCTGCGAGGCAACCAAAAGCGCACGGAAGCGGCCCGTCGCGCCGCTGAAGCGCGCCGCCAATCTACTGTTCCCGCCCCTGATGCACATGTTGTCACCGAGTCTGTAACAGACCCTGTGACAGAGGCTGTGACAGAGACTGTTACAGTGCCCGAAGGGAAGGGAAGGGAAGGGAAGTTAAAAGAAGAACCTACCGGTTCTTCCAAAAAGCGGGGATCCAGGCTGTCGCCTGATTGGTCTCTGCCAGATGAATGGCGGGCCTATGCGGTTGAGAAGGGGCTGCCGAGCGGCCGCATCGACCTTGAGGCTGAGAAGTTCAAAAACCACTGGCTGCAGCAGTCCGGCCAGCGAGGTGTGAAGGCTGATTGGTACGCGGCATGGCGGAACTGGGTCCTTAACTCGCTGGAATTCGGAAAACTGGCCAGACCGGCGACGTCTGAGCGGTACCGGGACGAAAACGGTGACCTCACGAACGAATATCTGTTCGGAAGGGGCTGACCATGACCGACGTCAGATCAGCACTTGCCGAGAATGGCATTCGCCTGCGTGACTACCGGATCGGCAGCCACAAGACGACTTGCCCGAACTGCTCGAGCGGCCGTCGCAAGAAAAACGACCCATGCCTGTCGGTGACAATCGATCAGGACGAACGCGCCGTCTGGAAGTGCCACCACTGCCAGTTTTCGGGCGGTGCCGGCGGGGAGGGGTTCCGACCCGCCATTGAGCGGAGGGTCTACCGCAAGCCCACTAGGCCGGCGCGGAAAGAACAGCCCGATACGATGCTTACTTGGTTTCTCAAGCGTGGCCTCACTCAGGAAACCGTTCAGGCCTTCGGTGTCCACAAAACACGGGCTTGGTTCCCCCAGACCAACCAGGAAGAGGACTGCATCGCATTCCCGTACGAATGGGACGGCGAACTGCGCAACGTCAAATATCGGACGGCGAACAAGCTTTTCCGGCAGGAGAAGGACCCTGAGCCGGTTTTCTTCAACGCCGACAGCATAGGCGCCGGCGAGGAGTTGATTATCTGCGAGGGTGAAATCGACGTGATGTCCTTTGCCCAGGCTGGTTTCCCGCACGTCGTATCGCTTCCGAATGGCGCACCCTCCGGACCAGAGACAAGCGACAAGCGCTACGAGCCCTTCGGTACGCATTGGGACTTGATCACGAAGGTTTCTCGCGTCCTGATCGCGACGGACATGGACGAGGCTGGTGAGGCGCTTGCGCAGGAAATCGCGCGCCGTGTTGGTCGAGACCGCTGTTACCGCGTCAAGATGCCGGCTGGTATCAAGGACGGGAACGAATGCCTCGTTGCGCACGGCGAGGAAGAATTGCGCCGCTGCGTCGATCGAGCAACGCCGTGGCCAATTGACGGGCTGTATGGCGTCGAAGATTTCAGCGCCGAGGTCATGGACCTCTACCACGGCCGCGGGCCTCAACCCGTGTCGACCGGGTGGCCGGAAATGGACAAGGCCTTTCGCTACATTCCAGGCCAGTTCATCGCGCTCACCGGCGTGCCGAACCATGGAAAATCGCGGTGGCTGTCTCAGGTGATCGTCCAAACGGCACGGCTCAGGGACGAGAAATGGGCAATCTTCTCACCTGAGACCGGACAGGCGAACCAGATCGCGGACCTCTGCGAAATATGGGCCGGGAACCCGTTCTATGACGGGCCCACAATGCGCATGTCGCCTCAGGATGTCACGAACGCGCTGCACTGGCTGCAAGAGCGGGTTTTTCTGCTCGGAACCATTGAGCACACGCCTTCGATCGATTGGCTTCTAGAACGGGCGCGCGCAGCCGTAATTCGTTACGGCGTCCGAAACATCGTCTTTGATCCCTACAATGAGATCGAGGCTTCGCGCCCAGACAAACTGACTGAGACAGAGTTCGTCTCGCAGCTGATCTCCAAGTGCAAGCAATTCGGGAAACTGCACGATTGCACGATCTGGATGGTGATCCACCCTACCAAGCTTAAGGCGACTGAAGACGGTAAAGATCCAGTGCCGAACCTGTATGACCTAGCCGGCAGCGCGCACTGGAGAAACAAGGCCGATGCGGGCCTGGTCGTTTATCGCGACTACGCGCGAGACGCGACTTTCGTCATCTCGAAGAAGATCCGCCGCCAGCCAATGTGCGGAACAGTCGGGTCAGTGAAGTTCCAGTTTGTCGGCATTGATCGGCGCTTCGAAGCAATCCCGGAAAGCTATCAGCCACTCGGAAAGGAAAAATCATGAGCGACGTTGATGAAAACGGGCTTCTCGAAGGAGAGGTAGAGCTCTGGCGAAATGCGCAATGGCGTGTGACTTCGGACGTTCTCGAGGAGTTCCCCGGCAGCGGCCGATACTGGATTTCGGCTTCTGAAGTGCATGACCCAATGTGGCCAGCCCACATGGCCGACAAGAAATGGGTCGATCACGGTTTATTCATGGAAGCCCTTGCGAAGGCTAGGGAATTGCACCCTCAGAGGGCAGATTATGTAGCGGGGAAGCGTCATTGAGAGATTTCGAATTCACCGATGTCGATACGTTCGGTCGCGGTGTGCGGCACGGCTTCATCATCGCAGTGTCGAACGGCAAGGGTGGCAAGAAGGCATGGGGAGACGAAATCTTCCAGACCTGGGACGCTGCCCGCTCGACTGCATTGCAGTGTGTGCCGGGCCCGTTCGACATCGCCCCAGCACGGGAGGTCATCCACTTCGGGAAGAACCCGACGTCGCATGCCTATCACCGATCCATCCTCTTCGGTGACAAGGACGATGCGAACCATCGCTGGTATGCGGTTCGCGTTTCCCCCGGTTATCAGCGCATGGCCAAGGCGATCGATGGCCTGGCGGAGCTCCGCCGCGGCGAGAGCATCATCGAGCGCAATTTGCGCGAAGCGAACATCGATGTGTTCATGCCGGCCTTCTGGAAGGAACTGCGGAAGCACCGTAGCCGAAAGCTCGTCGAGCGCCGCCTTCCGCTACTCGTTGGATATGCGTTTATCCGGCGCGATCCCGGTGCCGGTTTCGATCCGGTCAGGGCGATAGATGGCGTCAGTAGCATCGTCTCGATCGGCCGTGATGGAGGACCAATCGAATTCTCGGAGAAGGACATCCAAACACTGATGATCGCTGCCTTCGACCGGCACCAGGCGTATAAGTTCAAACGTGCGACAGCGTTGGAAGGAGCCCGCCATGTCCGGCGGCGGCAGCTGAACACCGAGCTCGGGCGCCTCCTACCTCGTGGCCGCAGCCGGACCGTCTCCCTGCGGTATCACGCCGATGCCTGCATCAACAGCCTGGATGATCGTCTGAAGGAAAGGGTTCTGGGGATTATCCAGATGATCGATGGCCTGGAAAACGATGAGCATCTTGATGAATATCGCGAAGCAGTATAGTTATTTTGCATCTCCATTGGGATGCCCGTTCGCGATCCACAGCCTTGCGCTCTGCTTCTGCCGGTCCCGCTCAGTTGGCACGCTGCCGACGCATTGGAGAACTGTATCCAAAATTCTTCTGTCGGCGTAGAGCAGGTAGCTCGCCAGCCTCATAAGCTGGAGGTCGCAGGTTCGAATCCTGTCGCCCAATCTCACGGGTAGTTGGCAGGAACCAGTGTCTGCGTATTCGGGTGCCCCGCTATAGATGTTCGATCAACTGCCAGGATGCTCATCACGAGAAAGATGAGGACGAGTATCAGTGCCATAAATGCGATGCCTGCCTTATCCATCCCCCATCACGACCGGATGAATGCGAGCAAAGCAAGGCGACACCGGTGAAGTTCCTTCACCGGTGTCTGTTGTCTGACTCACTTAGTGGCAGTGATATCCGCCTGTCTTGTGATTGGTGTGGCAGCCATTTTTGTCAGTACCGCCGCTATGGGCGAAGGCACCGGTAGCCACCGCCGAGACAAGACCCGCTCCGCCTCTCACAGAAGCGCACCGAGGGGCTACTCCCACACAAAGAGGTCACACCGCGCCATTGCAACTGCGGCATTCTCCGCCTCCTCACCTCAGCGCCCTTGGCGAGGACCCGAGGTCGAGCCGATGACTTCCGCCGCCATACGACATTGTCCGTCGCCTTTGTCAGCTCCTCGACACAGATTGTTCCTTGAACATGCAGTCAATTGGCCGATCTATCTAAGAGAGAGCAATTAATTACCCACTCCTGTCCTGGCGCGACTTTTGCATGACTACCCCAGGCCCCCCGTTCACCGGTGGCGGTCTTTTGAATTTGGAGCGTCAAATGAAGTTACCTTCCGAAAACCTTGGGAGCGAGGGCGGCCCGCCCCCGTACCGCATCCAATTCTATGAGAACTGCAGCCAATCACCAGCGTCGCGGCTGGTGCCGCAGGCATCGACTTACCTCGAAGAGAGTGGGTTCGCGCTCGGGCGGCGCGGGCCGCACCCGCCGGTTTTCACGGATCCCTGCGTGGCAGCCATCGATGAAGACGGCAGGGCAATCGGCTTTATGATCTACCGCGGCGAGATGCTCTGGAATATCGATCTCTCCTACGTGGTTCCCGAGCATCGACGGAAGGGTATCCACACCGCTCTTTTCGATGCCCTTGTCGACAAGGGCCTCCAGAAAGGAAATATCGTTTCAATCAACTGCATGACGCACGCCAACAACCTGGCCGCCCAAGCAGCATTCGAAGCGCAAGGTAGGACAAAAGAATACATCATGTATTCCTATCGCCTGAAGGACGAGATCGTCGGCATAGACAGGGCTGAGGAGATGAGGCTGCCCGAATACCTCGTCGAGCCCTTCGATACCGGTCCAGACGGCCTCAAGAGCATGCAGGCCTTCATTAACGAGAAGGCAGCAGAAGGATATGAGGTCCACCAGGTAATCGAGCGCAGCACGTATCAGTGGGTGCTGATCTTCAGGAAGGCTTGAGCGATGGAAGAGACGGTGTTCATGGGCTTCAAACCCCTTGAGGAGATGAGATGAAGCTCTGGCTCGTCATCTACGCCGGCACGCAGATCGGCGGCTCCGCCGGTCCGCTGCCCTATGGCATGGAAGAATGCCAGCGACATCGCGACAGGCTCCGGGCGTCCCAGCAGGAAGTCATCTCGACTGGCTTCTCCATGAGCCTCAATCGGAAGATCAGCGAGGACGAGCGGAGCAAGGCCGCGGCCATGCGCTTCGAGTGCGAGTGGCGAGAAAGACGCCCCGCCTGGTAGAAAATTCATATCGCGAAATGCGAAGTGCCCGGCGGGCGGATGAAATATAATTCTACGGAAGATGAGTGTGAGTGAACCGCAGCCGTCCGAAGCGCAGGAGCTGGCCAATGCCGCCTATGTTTGGCGTAAGCAGGTCCAATCCGAACTTTTAGCCGTGATGAAGGAAGCCTCCGTAAAGCTTGAAACGGCGGAGTGGTGGTTCGAGCGCTTCAGCACTGCCTATCGTCGCGAGCTTGAATATCAGAAGGCCGCCGAGGCTGAACGCATGAATGGCAGGGCGTGAGGACTGATGCCGAAGCTGAAGAAACCAGCCAGTAAGGCAAAGCAGCCAGCAAAGGCCAGAAAGCCCCGTGCATCTCAATGGGGCCAGCCCACGCGAGACGCCATTCTCGAAAAGCTCTCCATCGGCAGGAGCCTGAGGGAAATCTGCTCTGCCAAGGGGATGCCTTCTGAAGCACTGGTCAGGAAGTGGATCTCTCAGGACGAGGACTTCGGTGCGCAGTTCGCACGTGCGCGCGAAGCTGGGATGGAAGCGCTTGGCGATGAAATCCTGCAGATCGCTGACAGCCAGGAAGGTGACATCATCAAGACGGAAGACGGTCGCGAGATCGTCAACCACGACGCCATTCAGCGGGCGAAGCTGCGTGTTGATACGCGCAAATGGATCATGAGCAAGATCGCTCCCAAGAAATACGGTGATCGGCTTGACCTCAACCACTCCGGAAGCATCGACAGCCTTTCAGATGACGCCATCGATGCTCGCCTCCTTAAGCTCCTCGGAAAAGCTGGAACTGCTGCAGCTGCTAGAGGAGAAGGAGAGGCGGAAGAAGCAAAACCTGCTGGCGAGCTATAAGCCGTATTCGAAGCAGGTCGAATTTCATACAGCGGGGGCTGCCTACCGTGAGCGGTTGTTCATGGCGGGCAACCAGCTCGGCAAGACGCTCTCTGGCGCGGCCGAGGCAGGGATGCACCTTACCGGCCGTTATCCGGACTGGTGGCAAGGCCGTCGCTTCGACAGGGCGATCACGATGCTTGCCGGCTCCGAATCGTACGAGCTGACGCGCGACGGTGTTCAGCGCTTGCTGATCGGTCCGCCTCTCAACGAAGAGGATTGGGGCACTGGCTATATTCCGAAGGCCGCAATTCTTAACACCACGCGCCGGGCTGGCGTGTCTGGCACGCTCGATAGCGTCACGGTTCGGCATGTCTCTGGTGGAGCGTCAACGCTGCTCTTCAAGGGCTACGACCAGGGCCGCAGCAAGTGGCAGGCAAACACAGTTGATTACGTCTGGTTTGACGAAGAGCCGCCCGAGGACGTTTACCTAGAGGGCATCACCCGCACCAACGCGACGGGCGGCTCGGTTGCCGTCACCTTTACGCCTTTAAAGGGCATGAGCACGGTTGTTGCTCGCTTCATCATGCCGGGTGACGATCCTGGCGCCGTGTATCGCACGGTCACGACGATGACGATCGACGATGCGGAGCACTACAGCGCCGAGGAGCGGGCTCGCATCATCGCGAGCTATCCGGCGCATGAGCGGGAAGCGAGAACAAAAGGCGTCCCGTCTCTCGGCTCCGGTCGCATCTTCCCGATTGCGGAAGAGAGCATCAAGGTCGACCCGTTCGAGATCCCGAAGCATTGGGTGCAGATCGGCGGCCTTGATTTCGGATGGGATCACCCGACAGCAGGCGCTGGGCTGGCATGGGACCGCGATGCAGACGTGATCTACGTCACAAAGGTTTACCGGCAGAGCCATGCAACCCCAATCGTCCACGCCGCCGCGCTGAAGGCCTGGGGGATCTGGCTTCCGTGGTCTTGGCCGCACGACGGCAACAACGACATGGCAGCCGGTCCTAATCTCGCGTCGCAGTACAGGGCGCAGGGGCTGAACCTGCTGCCGGAAAGAGCGACGTTCGAGGACGGCAGCAACAGTGTTGAGGCGGGTCTTATGGAAATGCTCGACCGGATGATCACCGGGCGTTTCAAGGTCTTCTCGACCTGCCCCGAGTGGTTCGAAGAGTTCCGGCTCTACCACAGGAAAGACGGCAAGGTCGTCAAAGAGCGCGACGACGTGATTTCAGCGTCCCGCTACGCGCTGATGATGAAGCGGTTTGCCAAGGTCAAGGCAGACGCAGCCGCATGGAAGTTCCAAGATCGAAAGGTTGTTTGATGCTCACCAAGAGATACCACTTTTCGGTCAAGCATGATCGTTCGGGCGAGAGCATTCATGCTTTCGTGCCGGACGAGGGCAGCGAAGAGATTGCTCTGAAGCGGGTCAAAGCAGACGACCCCGTATGGCTTGGTGATGTCACGTCGCACGGCCTGGTCGAATGGTTCGAAACGATCTCGTTCAAGGTCGTGAGGGGCGAAGCCTGATGGCCGCGATGGGAAAAGGCAAGGTTGCTGCCCAGGTCTCGCAGCTCGTCAAGGACTGCGAGAACTACCGGGATGAGCTTTCCGTCGACCGGATCAAGGCGATGGAGTACTACGACGGCACCATGAAGGACACGCCGGCCGATCCGAACCGGTCGAAGGTCGTCTCGCGCGACGTGCGGGCGTCGATCAAGAAGGTGCTGCCCTCCCTCATTCGCACGATCCTCGGCAATGACAAGGTCGTCGAATACCAGCCAGTCAATGAAGGCGACGAGGCGAGCGCCGAGCAGGCGACGGACTACGTCAACTTTGTCGTGTTCCCAGAGAGCAATGGCTACGATGCTGTTCAGGATGCCGCGCACGACGCCTTGAAGCTCCGCAATGGCGTTATGCGCTGGTGGTACGACAAGAAGCGGAAGGTGCAGGTCTCGAAGCATACCGGGCTTGATGAGCAGGCGCTGGTTCAGCTTGTCGCCGACGATGACGTGCAGGTCCTCGAGCAAGAGCAATACGAGGAGCAGATCGACACGCCACAAGGGCCGCAGCCGGTCAAGCTCTACAACGTCAAGATCCGGCGCGTCTCCGAATACGGCTGCACGAGGCTCGCCGCGGTACCGCTCGAAGAGTTCCTGATCCATCCCGACGCGATCTCGATCGAGGACAGCCCGATCACCGGCTTGAAGAAGCGGCTGCGTCGCTCCGACCTGGTGGAAATGGGCTATGACCGTGAGAAGGTCGACAGCTTCCCGGCCTCGGGCTCGGATATCGAGGAGGAAGAGGAAGAATTCACGCGTAGGCGCGATGCCTTCGACGAGAACGATTCGATCGTCAAGGCGCTGCAGGAGGTCGATTACTACGAGCTCTATGTGAAGATCGACGCCGACGATGATGGCATTGCCGAACTGCGCCGCATGGTCTTTGCCGGCGGCCTGGCGGAGGTCAATCTGCTCGACGACGAGGAATGGGACGAGGTCCCGTTTGCTGATCTGATTGTTGAGCGCCGGCCGCACCAGCGCGAAGGCAATGCCGTTACCGACGACATGGCAGAAATCCAGCGCATCAAGACGGTGCTGCTGCGCCAGACGCTCGACAATCTCTATTGGCAGAACAATCTGCAGCCGATCGTTCAAGAGGGTGCCATCCAAAACCCCGAGAGCGTGCTGAACCCGAAATTCGGGCAGCCGATCAGGGTGGGGCAAGGGACGGACGTCCGCGCCGCTGTAGGCTACACGTCGGTTCCCTTGGTGGCGGACAAGTCCTTTGCGATGCTCTCCTATCTCGACCAGGAGGCAACCGACCGCACCGGCATTTCGGACGCGTCGAGCGGCATGGCGCCGGATGCATTGCAGAACATGACGGCCAAGGCCTCGGCGATGATCGAGGCTGCCGGCATAGGCCAGACGGAATTGATGGTCCGCACCTTCGCCCAAGGCCTCAAGCGCGTGTTCCAGGGCCTGCTGAAGCTGGTCATCAAGCACCAGGACAAGCCGCGCACCGTGAGGCTTCGCAATACGTGGGTGACCTTCGACCCGCGCCAGTGGAACGCGGACATGGATGTCACCGTAAACACCGGTCTCGGCGCCGGCACGCGTGAGCGCGACATGATGATGATGCAAGTCGTCGGCCAGCAGCAGGAGAAGCTGCTCGCGGCCTACGGCCCGGTTGATAACCCGTTTGTGTCGATCGACAACATCTGGAATTCGGTCTCGCGCGGCGTTGAGGCGGCCGGCCTTCGCACTCCGGACCTGTATTTCACCAAGCCGACGCCCGAGCAGATCCAGCAGATGCAGAAGGCGCAGGCGAACAAGCCCAATCCAGAGATGGAGAAGGTCAAGATCAAGGCGCAGGCAGACCAGCAGAAGGCTCAGCTCGACGCCCAGCTTCAGCGCGAGAAGATGCAGCAGGAAGCGCAGCTCGAAAACCAGCGTATCAACCAGGAAACGGCGCTGAAACGCTACCAAATCGAGCAGGAGATACAGCTGAAGCGGCAGACGAGCGCCCTTCAGATGATCACGCGTGATCCGGTATCGAACGTGAACATCGGCGGAGATCCGGGCTGATGCGACAGGAAGACAAGACCGCAGCCGCCCGCGTGCTGCTCGACATGCCGCTCTTCCATCTCCTGATGGACGAGCTCGAAATGGCGGCAGTCAACGGCTGCGTCAACGCCAAGAACACAGATCATGACGCCCGCGCCGCCTTTGCGGCCGAAGTGCGGGCCATCCGAAATCTCAAAGGCAAGATCAAGTTCCTCGCCGAGGGACAATCCTCTGCCGATGGGAAGGGCGCCCCGGCATAGGGCCGCGGCCAAACCTAAAAGGCAAAGCCAGACATGACAGACGCAGCCACCAACTCCCCTTTCGTGGGGGAGAGTGATAGCGGTCGCCCCGCACTCAGCTTCGATGACGCTGTGAACCTCGACTTCGCCGAGTCCTCCGAGACCAACGAGCCGGAAGAGGAAGAGCAGCAATCGACGAATGCGACGGATGAGGCCTCTGAAGATGGCCAAGAGACCGACGATCCCGCAGCCGAAAGCGACGAGTCTGCCGAACCCGAAGAAGAGGGCGCGGAGACCAACGAAGCCCAGGACACCATCATTACCCTGAAAGGCGGTGAGCAGGTTCCTCTCGAGGAGCTGAAGCAGGGTTATTTGCGGGAGAGTGACTACCGCCGGAAAACTCAGGAGCTCGGCAACAAGGGCCGAAATCTTGAAGCCATGACAACCCGCGTCGCCTCGACGGCGAACGCCATCGCAGAATTCCTGATCCAGCAGCTGCCGCAAGAGCCTTCGCGAGCGTTGGCGATCCAGAATCCGAACGAGTACACGCGCGCAAAGGCCGTTTACGACTCGGCTCTGGAACAGGTTCAGCGCCTCATCGACATGAGCGCCGAGCCGAAGAACGTTGCAGGCGAGCTCAAGAACGCGGTCACAGAGGAAACTCTCGCGGCCGAGAACGCCAAGCTGCTCGAAGCCTTCCCGCATCTCGTAAAGGACGATGCCCGAGAGAAGTTCTTTTCCGACGCGTTCAAAGTCGGCGAGGATCTCGGCTTCAGCCCGGATGAGATGCAGGGCTTCACGGACCACCGCTATTTCAAGGTCATGCACTACGCCATGCTCGGTCTCCAAGCCGAACAGGCGCGGGGCAAGGCTTTGAACAAGGTCAACAACGCCCCGCCGGCCACGCCGAAAGCAAAGCCGAACGGTGCTGTTAACCCGCAGGCCCGCAAGAATCAGGATGCGATGAAGAGGCTGTCGAAAACCGGGTCGATCAAGGACGCAATGTCGATCGACTTCGACTAACCCCATCTTCAAAGGATCAGAAACATGGCTGTTCTAGCGAACACCTTCACGACCGGCCAGGCTGTTGGCAATCGTGAAGAACTCTCCGACGTGGTGTCCCGCATCACGCCGGAAGACACCCCGATCTACTCCCTGATCGAAAAGGGCAAGTGCGTTTCCATCCACCCCGAGTGGGAAACGGACGAGCTCGCGGCTCCCGGCGAGAACATCCGCGAGGAAGGTGAAGACTACACCTTCGGCGCCATCACCCCGCCGGCGCGCCTGGGCAACTACACGCAGATCATGCGCAAGGACTGGATCATCTCGGCCACCCAGGAAGTCGTTTCCGAGGCCGGCAACGTCCAGAAGCGGAAGTACCAGAAGCTGAAGAAGGGCGTCGAGATCCGCAAGGATGTTGAATACGCCCTCGTCGACACGAACGCTTCCGTTGCTGGCGCAACCCGCGAGTTCGGCTCCCTCAACACGTGGATCACCTCGAACGTGTCGCGTGGCGCTGGTGGCTCGAACGGCGGCTTCAACTCCGGTACCGGCCTGACCGTCGCTCCGACCAACGGCACGCAGCGCGCATTCACCAAGGCCATTCTGGATTCGGTGATGCAGCAGGGCTACCAGAGCGGCGCCAACTACCGGCACGTTTCGGCCTCGCCCTACGTCAAGAGCGTGTTCGTCACGTTCATGTCGGACGCCAACGTGGCCCCGTTCCGCTATGCCGTCTCCAAGGGTGGTGAGCGCAACACCATCATTGCCACTGCGGATTATTACGAAGGCCCCTTCGGTACCGTGATGATCCACCCGAACCGCGTTCAGGCCGGCAGCGCTGGCCTCGCACGCAATGCCTTCTTCCTCGACCCCGACATGCTGTCCTTCCTCTGGCTCCGCAAGATCCAGGAAGACAAGGACGTCGCGAAGACGGGCGACGCCGACAAGGGCGTCATCATCGGTGAAGGCACCCTCAAGGTCCACAACGAGAAGGGCCTCGGCGTTGCTGCCGACCTCTTCGGCCTCACGGCTGCAAGCTAAGGAGAACGCTGATGCAACCGTTTAAGCCTATCGCTCTCACTGCCGCCACGCTCGCGCTCGCCATGGCGACGCATGCCGGGGCAACCGTCGTCGTCGATCGCGCAGCCGGCAGCACCGTCACGCTGCCGGCCGCTACCGGTTCCGGCGCCAAGTTCAAGCTTGTCGTCAAGACCACGATCACCTCCAACAGCCTGATCGTGAAGGTTGCCAACGCGACCGACGTCATGACCGGCTCGGCTCTGTTCGGCCAGGATGCGGCAGACACTGCTGTCCTGTTCGAAACCGCCGCGACCGACGACACGATCACCCTGAACGGCTCGACCACCGGCGGCATCAAGGGCGATATCATCGAACTTGAGGACCTCGCCTCCGGCCTCTGGGGCGTCACCGTTCGCGGTTCCGCAACCGGGACCGAAGCCACGCCGTTCTCGGCCACGGTCTCGTAAGCGGACCATCAACACCCATGAGGGGCGGGCTTCGGCTCGCCCTTTCCCTTTGATCAGGAGATACGAACATGGCAGACGCCAAATCGAGCACCGCCGCTCAGCAGGCCGCCGAAAAGAAAGCCCCGGCAGAACAGCAGTCGACATCTGCAGCCGGCGAACAGCCGTCCTCGGGCGGGCAGGCCCCTGCATCGCAGGCTGAACAGGCAGAACCCGTCCACAAGGAGGTGGCCCGCTTCTTGGGAACGCCAATCAAGCTGCTCTACGACACCTGGGCAGACGACGAAAAGCGCATTCCGGCAGGCACCGTTCTGGAAGTACCGGTTTCGATCGCCAAACAGTTGATCGACGCTGGAAAGGCCGAACGCGCCGATCCTCTCCCCGGAGATGACGAATGATCATTCGTGACGGGAGCTGGACGCTCTACGACCACGACATGATGACGGGCCGATCGGTCTGGCATTTTTTCGACGGGGAGAAGGACGTTTTCCGCGTCGACTACCCCGTCGACAACCTGATCAGCCAGAATCAGGACGTGCGCAACAGCGCCGAGAAAGCTTGGCGCGGTGATTGGCATCGCGTTGCCTCGGTACCGCTCAACATCGCCTACGACTCCGGGCTCGTGCAGGCGCATTCGGAAGGCAACGACAAGTTCGTCAAGAGCTTCCTCAACAGCAGCGACAATCGCGCCTGGCGCACCAAGGATGGGCACCTATGAGCGTCGAATACAGCCGCGTCAAAGACCAGCTGCGCGCCATCGAAAGCGTGCGCCCGGCGGCCGAGGTCGATCCTGAAGGCCACAAGGAAGCGAATGAGCGCATTACGCAGCTCATCGATCGCTCGCGGCTGTTTGCTAACGCTGAGAGAGCGCGGAGGGTTCCGCTATGACCATTTCCGACTATGCGTCGCTGATCGTCGACGCGGGCGAGTATTCGGGCAACGACAAGTTCGTGCACGTCGCCCCGCGGCTGCTCGGTCTGGCAGAGCTCAAGCTCAACCGCGGCCTTCGCGTCGCGGACATGGAGTCCTCGGCGACGCTCACGCTCTCGAACGGGAACGCGAGCCTGCCGGCCGATTTCCTTGAAGCGCGCGAGGTCAGGACGTCGGCCAATGTCCCGATCCGGGCCGTATCGCTGCAGCAGTTGACGTCGAGCTATGCCGGCAATAGCGGCACGCCGACTGGATATGCCATCGTCGGCTCGACGCTCAAGGCGCGGCCGATATCTGACCAGGCGCTGACGCTCTCCTATTATGCCAAGATCCCGGCTTTGACCCCGGCCGCGCCGACGAACTGGCTGTTGACCAAGGCGCCCGACGTTTACCTGTTCGCGCTGGTCAATGAAATTGCCATCTGGGCGAGGGATGTGGCCGCCGCAGCCGCCGCGCAGCAGTTTCTGATGCTGGCGCTCTCTGGAATCAATATCGGCGATGAGCGGTCCCGCTGGGGCAACGCGCAGGTCGTCGTCGGAGGTCTCACGCCATGACTCTGCTTTCCGCCATCAATCAGGCTTGCGACGTCGTGGCGCTGTCCCAGTTCGAGAACGTCTACGGTAGCTCTGAGCCGAATGCGCAGACCATGGTTGCGCTCGCCCAGGAAGCCGGCGACGAAATCGCCCGCCGCGTGGATTGGCAGAAGCTGCTGAAGTCCCTGACCGTCACCGCCTCGCCAGAAAACTTCCCGAGCAATTTCCAGCGTCTTGTTCCTGGCGGGGCTGTCCGCACCTCTGCCGGCGTGTTCGTGCGTCCTGTGAGCAACAGCGGGCAGTGGGCCGTCATCGTGGGCGTGCCATCCACCACGGCCTATTTCTTCATGAAGGGAGGGCAGTTCCTGTTCTCGCCTGCATCCGCCGCGGTGAGCGCCGTCATCGACTATGTGTCGAAGAACTGGATCTTGAACGATCCCGCCGGCGAGGCATCCACCTGGGCGGCCGATGACGATACGACGCTGTTTCCCGAGCGCCTCCTGGTCAAGGGGATCATCTGGCGCTGGAAGCGTCAAAAGGGCCTCGCCTTCGAGGATAACCTCGCCGAGTTCGAAGCCGACCTCGAGCAGGAAATCAACGCCGACAGGGGTGCAGCATGAGAATTCAGCCCCGGGCCGGCCGCATAGGGCAATCCAATCGCGGGCCGGTCTCGATCGGCCGGCAACAGAGTTCGCAGCCGATCACCTTCCCGGCGCCGAAGGGAGGGCTGGTGACCGCGGTGGACATGGCATCGCAGCAGCCGGGCGCGGCAACGGTTCTCCGCAACTTCTTGCCCACGCTGACAGGCTGCAAGATCCGTGGCGGATCGCAGAAGAAGGGCCTGGCGGCGGGCGGCGGCGATGTAAAGAGCGCGTTCAAGTACAAGTATGGCAGCAATGAAAAGCTGTTCATGGCGACGGCCACGGGCATTTTCAACATGACCTCGCCGGCCGCGCCTCCGACTACGACGGCGGCGGATGTTTCAGGCCTGAACGGCGGTGATTGGTGCGCGTTCCAGCACACGAACGCTGGCACGTCCTGGCTTGTTTGCGTGAACGGTGCTGACGACAGGCGGCTGTACAACGGCACGACCTGGTCGACGACCGCCATCACCTTCACCGATGGCACGACCATGCCGCAGCTGAATTACGGCTGGCTGTTTAAAAACCGGGAATTCTTCCTGAAGAACGGCACGCTTGACGCCTATTATCTGGCCACCAACGCCATCAGTGGCGCCGCTTCGCTGTTCCCCCTCGGCGGTGTGATGAAAAAGGGCGGCTCGCTTCTCACGGGCTTCTCCTGGTCGCTGGAAAGTGGCGACGGCCTCAATGACATGTGCGTGTTCGTCTCGACCGAGGGCGAGATTGCCGTCTATGCCGGCTCGGACCCGTCGAGCGCTTCGGATTTCGCGCTGAAGGGCGTCTACCAGATCGGCAAGCCGCTTGGCAAAAACGCGTGGATCAGGGCCGGCGGCGACATCCTCATTGCCACCACGGACGGCCTGACGCCGATGTCTCAGGTGTTCCAGCGCGATCGGCAGGCGCTTTCTCTCGTCTCGGTTTCGCGACCGATCGAGGACGACTGGCGCAGGGCAGCCAACGCCACCGGGACCGGCTGGACGCTGAAGCAGTGGCCCGAGCAAAACCTCGTATTCGTGGCCTTCCCAGAAAACACCGTGGTCACTGATACGACCTTCGTCTTGAACGTGCTCACCGGCCGCTGGTCGACGATCAGCAATTGGCAGGCGCTCTGCTATGAAACCCTGCAAGGCGGTCTCTTCTTCGGCTCCTTCGACGGCTATGTCTGGCAGGGCGACACGACCGGAACCGATGCAGGCCTGACCTTCTCGGCCACCTATCTCTCGCAGTTCTCGCCGGCCGGTCAATTTGGGCAGCGAGCAAACGCGACGCTGGCGCACATGTATTTCAGGGCGAAATCAAGCCCGAAGGTGCGGTTATTCGCGCGCGCCGACTATGACAAATCGACGCCGACGTTCAATTCGGTCACCGAGGGCGATGCCACGTCATCCGAATGGGACGTCGGGCTTTGGGAGGTGGCGATCTGGGACGGTGTATCCGAGCTCGTTCGCTACGACTTCCGGCAGAATGTCCGAGCGGCCGGCGACATGATCGCCGTCGGCTGCGTGATCACCTCGGGCGGCGATTTCAAGCTCGATTTGGAGGTTGATCTCGCCACGGTTCAAGTGTCGATCGGGGAGGCGAGCGCCTGATGCTGCCGAACGATCCTGAAGCAGTACGCGCCGCTTTCCTGCGCTGGACGCGCGGCGACGAGGCTGCGGCCGACTTCCTCGCCGAGATAGCCGCGATTGCCCGCCTGGCAGACGACATTGTCGACGAGGAAGAGAACCGGCAACGCAATGTCTGTTGGTTGCTGGTGCGGACCTTGACGCGGCTGCCGCAGAATCCGTTCTTCAATCGCCACCTCGCGGTTCTCGCGCCGGTCATCCACAGCGTCATAGTTCAGTGGGAACTGAGCGATGAGTGGCGGTCCTCGCATGATGCTCTGAAACGGCAATTCGGATTCGTGATGCGGGAAGCCGTCGGCTCGATCGTCACGGCTGTCGCGGCAATCTGCGGCGGCTACGACCACGCCAAGACCACCACGGAAGACTTTTTCGAACTCTGCCATGCCGGCTCGCGAGAGACCGTCGAAGACTGGATGAAGGATTGACACATGGGCCTTTACCCTGATGCGCCAGATGCGCCGGACCCGCAGCAAACGGCCTCGGCACAGACCGCAACGAACATCGGCACGTCGGTTGCCAACAACGTCATGGGCAACGTCAACCAGGTGACGCCCGATGGCAACCTGACGTATACCTACACAACGCAGAAGTGGAAGGACCCGCTCAGCGGCAAGGAATACGACCTTCAGGTCCCGACCGCGACGCAGACGCTTTCCCCAGAGCAGCTGGCGATAAAAAACCAGACCGATGGTGCCGAGCTGAACATGGCGACGCTCGCCAACACGCAGTCTGGCAAGCTCAACGATCTGCTCGGCAAGCCCATGGATATCTCCAAGGCGCCAGCCGCGGGCAACGCGGGCGCGATCGGCCTGCCGCAGTACCAGCAGTTCGCGGGCGGCCCGAAGCTGCAGTCCGGCCTCGCCAATTACGGCAATGTGACGGGGAACGTAGCCAATGCGGGACAAATCCAGAACAGCCTCGGCAATACGGGCCAGGTACAAACGGGGCTCGCGAACGCCGGCAACATTCAAAGCCAGATCGCCAACGCCGGCAGCCTGCAGCGCTCGGTAGCGGATAGCGGCAATATCCAGACGTCGCTCGGCAATGCCGGCGACATCACCCGCAGCTATGAGACGGATTTCAGCGCCGATCGGCAGAGGGTCGAAGATGCGCTTATGCAGCGCATGAACCCGCAGCTCGATCGGGATCGGGCGGCGCTGGAAACGCGCCTCACCAATCAGGGCCTACAGCCGGGATCGGAAGCCTATAACCGTGCGATCGACGAAGCGAACCGCTCGGCTTCGGATGCACGTTACGGCGCCATCCTGAACGCCGGCCAAGAGCAGTCCCGCCTTGCTGGCCTCGCCAATCAGTCGGCGTCTTTCCAGAACTCCGCGCAGCAGCAGGCCTATAACCAGCAGCTTGGCTCGGGCCAGTTCGCCAACACCGCGCAGGCGCAGCAGTACGCCCAAAATGCGAACAACATGCAGATGGGCAATGCGGCCCAGCAGCAGCAGTTCGGCCAGAACCAGGCGCAGCAGCAGGCCAACAATGCGGCGCAGCAGCAGCAGTTCGGTCAGAACCTTGCGGGAGGCCAGTTCGCGAATCAGGCGCAGCAGCAGCAGTTCAATAACGCTCTCCAGTCCGGGCAGTTTGCGAACGCTGCCCAATCGCAGCAGCACGGCCAAAACCTCTCGGCGGCGCAGCTGGCCAACCAGGCGCAGCAGCAGAAGTTTTCCCAAGGACTCGCCGGCGCTCAGTTTGGCAACGATGCTCTGCAGCAGATGTATCAGAACCAGAACACGTCGACGGCGGCGAACAACGCTCTTGCAGACCAGGGCTTCAACGCTCAGCAGTCGAAGTTCAACCTGCAGAACCAGCAGCGCGCCCAGTACCTCAACGAACAGTACGCCCAGCGAAACCAGCCGATCAACGAAATCATCGGCCTGATGTCCGGTGCCCAGGTCAACAGCCCGAGCTTCGTCCCGACGCAAAGCAACCCCATGCCGACGGTCGATTATGCCGGCCTCGTGCAGCAGGACTATGCGAACAAGATGGGCGCTTACAACACGCAGCAGGCCAACATGCAGAGCATGTTCGGCGGCATGCTCGGTTTTGGCGGCCAGCTCGCCAGCCTCTCGGACAAGAGAGCGAAGAAGGACATCAAGAAGGTCGGAGAGCTGAAAGGCCACGGGCTCTACGAATATTCCTATCGGGGCAAGCACAACGATGGGAAGCGACACATCGGCGTCATGGCGCAAGAAGTTGAGAAGAAGCGCCCCGACGCCGTTTCGCGCCGGCCTGATGGTCTCCGCCAAGTCAATTACGGCGCCCTCTTCAACGCAGGGAAGAGCAAATGAACGGATACGGCGGCTACCAGGGCGCAAGGCCCAACGAAACCCGAGAGCAGCTTGCGCAGCGGCTCCAGGCGCAAATCATGGGGCAGCCTTTGCCGCAAAGCCTCGGCGGCGGCATGGGCATGCTCGGGGCAGGTTTGGCTGCTGGCTTCGCCAAACGCAATGCCGCATTTCCAACCGCCCCTGGTGGTGCGCAGCCGTCGATGATGACCGGACTTGCCAATTTCTTCACTGGCGGCCGAAATGGAGGTCTTTCCTGATGGCCTATTCCTTCCTGTTCGGCGGCAATACCAACGAGACGCCTGATTCTATTAAGCGCAAGCGTGAGCTAGCGATGGCGATCATGGGCGCCTCGCCGGCGCCGAAAAACATCGGCGAAGGCCTGAACTCGCTTGGCTCAGGCATTGTTGCGGGCGTCATGAACCGCAGGGCCAACAAGGCGGAGAAGGAAGGCCAGAGCGCGGCCGGGGCCCTCCGTCAGCAGTTCTACAATTCGATCACCGGCGCGGCGCCTGATGTCAGTGCGTCGAGCATGCTTTCGCCCGGGGTGAAGCCATCGGCCGGCACGGCGAGCGCTGGCGACGTCGACATGAGCGGGAACGATATCTATTCCAGCTTCATGGATACGGTCGACAACACGATCAAGAACCCGTTCGGCCTTGCCGCCGTCGCAGCGACCGGTAAGGCGGAAAGCAGCTTCTCTCCGGGCAATGTCAACCGAACGTGGAGCGACCCGAGCCAGAGCGGAGATCCGGGCACGGCCGGCGGCATTATGTCGTGGCGCGGGCCCCGGCTGGAAAGCCTTCAGGCCTTTGCCGCTAAGAAAGGCGAGCAGGGCAACGGTTCTCCGCAGACGCAAGCGGAATTCCTGCTCCAGGAGGATCCGAACCTCGTCACGGCGCTGAACGGTGCTAAGAGCACAGAAGAAGCTCAGCAGATCATGAACAACGCGTGGAAGTTCGCAGGCTATAATCAGCCGGGCGGCGAGGCCGCGAACCGGCTCGGTTATGCAAACGCCTTCCTGCCGAACTTCCAAGGTCAAGGGCAGCCGCAGCAGGTCGCCAGCCTTGACCCCTCGATTGGAATGCCGCCCGGCCCGCAGGCAGCCCCGATGCAAGGCCCTCCGATGCCGTCACTGTCCGATGAGGTTGCCGAGTTCAAACAGACGCCGGAATATGCAGCCCGGTTCCCTGGCCAGAATGTCGGCGGCAGTGCTCCGCAGGCCCCTCCGCTCGCTCCCCCGGTCGAAGTCGCCGCGCCGGCAGTCCCGCCGACAGCACCTCCGATGGGTCAGCAGTCAGGGCAGCAGATCGCCCAAGCGCAGCCGCAGCAGCAGAGCGGACCCGATCAGGCGCTTCTCTACCAGATCCTCACGCATCCATTCTCGACCCCGGAAGACAAAGCCATGGCGAAAATGATGCTCGAGCAGCAGGCGCAGCAGGCAGGCGCACAACGCGAGCAGCAGGTTTGGATGCAGCGCCAGCAGTATGAGACCGAGCAGAAGCGCAGCGACCCGTCCTACCAGCTCGGGCTGAAAAAGACCCAAGCCGAACTGGATCAGATGGGCAAGCCGGAATATCGGACGCTCACGCCAGAAGAGCGCAAGCAATACGGCATTCCAGACAATGATCAGCGTCTCTACCAGCTTTCCCGCGGCGGCAAAGTTGATGCAGTGGGCGGCGCCGGCCAGACGATCAATGTTGGCAACGAGATTGATGCTCGTAAGGCCGCAGCAGCAGAGCTAGGGCTGTCGGCGGAGGACCCGCGCTATGAGTCGTTCGTGCTAACCGGCAAGTTCCCGCGTGAAGACTCCCAATCTCTTACGGCGACCGACAAGAAGGCCATCCTTGAAGCCGATGAGATGGTGGCTGCAAACCAGAGTGCGCTCGATGCTCTATCGCAGGCAGAACGCCTTTCCGACAAAGCGAATAGCGGTTGGTTTGCGGGCGCGCGGGCATCGGTCGGCAACAATCTGCCTGACTGGATGGTGCCGGACATCGTTTCGAGCCCGCAGAGCTCCCAGGCCACGACCGACATGGACAACGCCATCATTGGCCAGGCTATCACGCAGCTCAAAACCATCTTCGGCGGCAACCCCACGGAAGGCGAACGAAACATCCTCCTCGAATTGCAAGGCTCGTCGACTATGCCTCGAGAGGTCCGCAAGCAGGTGTTTTCCCGAGCTCGGGCGCTGGCCGAAAAGCGGCTGCAGTTCAACAACGACCGAGCGACCGATTTACGCGGCGGCACCTACTACAAGCCTGATCGGGCGCCTGCGACCGGCCAGAACATAGATGACCTCCTGAAGAAGTACGGAGCGCCCTGATGGCCACTCTCGATCAACTTTCCAATGCTTTGATCAATGCCGATCGGGCCGGCGATGTCGACGCGGCACGTGCGCTCGCCGCTGAGATTTCGCGCATGCGGTCGACGTCACCGCAGACACCCTCCACTCTGCCGCAAACACAGCAGCCGTCGCAGCCGCAACAGGCGGATGCTCGCGATAACTGGCTTGGGCGTGCTGATACGTTCATGCGAGGCGCTGCGGACACGATGTCCTTCGGCCTAGCTGATGAAATTGCCGCCGGCGGGGATGCGCTTTTCAATCCTCTCTTCGGAACTGGTCAGGACGGCGGTTCCCTCTCGGAACGGTACGACCGAAACCTGAATGCGCAGCGCGCGACGGACGAGCTCGACAGCAAGAAGCGAATGGCTGAGCGTCTCACAGGTCAGATTCTCGGGGCCGTCGGCGGCGGAGCGGGACTGGCGCGGAAAGGGCTCTCAGCTACGACAAACGCGATCAAGGCCGGCAAGGGTCTCGCGGGCGTCTCAAAGGCGGCGGCAGTAGAGGGAGCGATCCTGGGTGGCGCGCAAGGGTTCGGAAGCGGTGAGGGGCTTGATGGACGCCTAGGCGGGGCTGCAACTGGAATAGGGCTCGGTACCGTCATGGGCGGCGCTTTGCCATCCGTTGCGACCGCTGTCTCGGGGGCTGTCAAAGGAGCAACCGCCCCGCTAATCGCGCCTTTCCGCCCTGCCGCATATACCGACAAAGCGCTCCGTACCTATTTGCAGCGGTCTGGTAAAACTCCTGAGCAGATCGCAGATATCATGCGTTCGGCGGCCGATGATGGACAGTCGATGTACACGCTGGCCGATGCGATGGGGAACGCCGGACAGCGGGCGCTCGTGCCGGTCACCCGGACGCCGAATGATGCTCGCCAGGACGTGACGGATTTTCTGGTTCGCCGGCAGATGGGACAGCCGCAGCGCTTGGCCAACGCCCTTGCGGAGGGCTTCGACGCACCCCAAACGTCAGACCGCGTGACGCGCGGATTGACACAGGCACGGGACGTCGAGGCTGATGCTTTGTATACAGCGGCGCGCCGTGAGGCCGGCGCGGTAAACGTCACTCCGGTTCTCGAGCGGATTGACGAGACGCTATCACCAGGCGCGAACCAGGTCGTCAGCTCTAGAGACAATATCGGCTATGACACGATCGAGGGTTCACTTGCACGGGTCCGGAGAATGATGTCGGACGGCAATTCGCAGGTGACGGACTTTAACACGCTGTTCCGGGCGAAATTGGACCTCGACGACATGATTGCCAGGGCTGAGGCCCAAGGGGCGGGAAACCGCGCCCACTACCTGACGCAGGTGAAGCGGGAAGTTGATAGAGCGCTTGAGGACGCTTCGCCGGCTTTTCGGAATGCGAACGATACGTTCGCCTCGCGCAGCCGCGTGATCGATAGCGTTGCTGAAGGGCAAGCTGCAAAGTCCGGGCGAGTTAGAGCAGAGGACAGCATCCAGCAGTTCAATGCGATGACGCCCGATCAGCAGCAGGCTTTCCGGTCCGGATATGTTGATCCGATCATCGCTGACATTGAAAGCCTCCCGATGGGGCCGGCAACGAACCGGGCCCGCGGATTGACCACCCCGAAGTATGAACAGGAGTTTCAGGCGTTCGCCGCTCCAGGTCGGGCTGAGCAGCTCGGCAATCGCATCGGTCGTGAGAACCGGATGTTCGAAACGTCGAATGTCGCCCTTGGCAACAGCCGAACTGCTGACAATCTCGGTGATATCGACGACATGGCGAACTTCGACCCGGCTGTCCTGACAAACCTTCTGACGGGAAATTGGAAACAGGCTGTGCTGACAGGCGCTCGCCAAGCTTTCAATGCCGGCAAAGGTTTGCCGCCTCGTGTTGTCGAGAGGGTGGGACGCTCACTGGTCGAAACCGATCCGAACCAGACTCTGGCCACGCTTAACCGAGTTCGGGGACAGCAAATGAACCGCGATCAGCTACGTGCGCTCATTGTGTCAAGCATTCTGCAGGGGACGAATGCGGGTATCGCCCGGATTTCACCATAGGTGTTTAAAGCGGACGGATGCCCAAAGCATGAACATCATGCCTGTCGCGCCGCCCATTATGGCGGATCTCCACTCGACTCCGTAGGCATAGATCATCCCGAACCAGGCGAACGCCAATAGAAAAAAGATGAGCCGGAAACTTTCCGGCCGCCGATCGATCTTCGGTTCGTGTGGGTCGTGTTCGATGGTAGGGCGCGCGCTCATTGCCACAACATACACGAGAATCTGTGGAAATGAAGATGTGTCGGGCCGCTGGCTCACCGAGGGCGGTCATCGCCGCAACGCAGGAGAGAATGATGGAAAGCGCAAAGGGCAACGAACGCGACAGGCTTATGTTGGATTGGATCGTAGCAGAGCAGATTAGGCGGGGGATGATTTCTCCCAAATCTCGCGATACGACCGGACGACCGCTATCGTCCCAGCAAGCATGTTCTGCTTCCGCAGATCCTCTTCGATCGCCTTCAAGCGCTCCAGAACCTGGCGCTGGTCAGGAACAAGATCCAGCGCAATAGTGAGAACCATACGCAGGCCGTGCAGTTCGGCCTGCAATTCCAGAAGCTTTTCGTCGTCCATTGGCCCCTCCCGTTTTCCGGGAGATTGGAATCAATCCTCGCGAGAGTCGAGTCTCAGATAGCCGTGGCCGGTGAGCCTGAGAACAAGCGCTCCTTAGCTTCACCCAACTCAACAAGGCGGTTCTTCGGAGCCGCCTTTTTCTATGGAGGTCACATTGCCCAGAACTGGCGGAGTCTACTCACCCCCGGCCGGCACGAAAGGCGTGTCCAACACGACCATTCAAAGCGTGCCCTATAATGCGTTCGTCGACGACCTGGCCGCGGACGCGAACGATGCTCGCCCGGTAACGGCGGGCGGTACCGGTTCCACCACGGCGAGCGGCGCGCGAACTAATCTCGGGCTCGCGATCGGAACGAACGTGCAGGCGTTTGACGCTGGCCTGCAATCGATCTCCGGGCTGACGACGTCCGCCGACAAGATGATCTACACGACCGCATCGGACGTTTACGCGACGACGGCGCTGACGCCGTTCGCGCGGACGCTGATCGACGACACGACGGCCGGCGCGGCGCTGACCACGCTTGGTGTCTCTGCGTTCATTCAGACGGTGCTTGACGACGGCGACGCCGCTACAGCGCGCGCCACGCTCGGCCTGACCATCGGCACCAACGTGCAGGCGTTTGATACGGATCTCACGGCTATTGCGGCTCTGGTCAGCGCGGCGAACAAGCTCCCCTATGCGACCGGCTCGGGCACTTGGGCGCTTTCAGACTTCACCGCGTTCGGCCGCACTCTGGTCGACGACGCAGACGCCTCGACGGCGCTCACAACGCTCGGCGTTTCGACCTATGTCAAGACGCTGCTGGATGATATCGATGCTGCTGCAGCTCGCACCACGCTCGGGCTTGGCAGCCTGGCGACAGCCAGCACCATCAACAATGCGAACTGGTCAGGCACTGCCTTGTCGGTCGCCAATGGTGGCACTGGATCGACGACAGCGGCGGCGGCGAGAACTGCTCTTGGAGCGGATAGCGCCTCGAATCTAACCGCCGGCACGCTTCCCAGTGCTCGCTTGACCGGCGCTTATACCTCCGGCGTCACCGATTTCACGATGTCGGGGCTTTTTACGGTTGCCAACTCGGCGCCGATCATACGGCTTCAGGACACGACCGCCTCCGCCTATGACGGTCGCCTCCGCCTTGACGCTAACAATCTCTACATCGATGGCTCATCGGACGGGGCGACCTATGCCGAGGTGCTTCGCTTCGAGCTCGACACCAAGATCGGCTACATGAACCAGCTGTTCCTCGGCTCGACCGGAGAAGCGATCAGGCTCAACGCTCCGACCGCCGGCAATGACCCCTACATCTCGTTCTATGCCGGTGGCGTCAGGCAGGCATATATCCAGTCGACGGACGGAACGGGGATTAACCAGGGCCTTCGCCTATTCAATGACATAGCGACGGGCGGGGACACCGCGCTGACGCTGAAGAACTCGGGTGGCCTCGACAGCCTTGAGTTTCAGGTGAACGGCGTCGAGTACGTCGTCTACCACTCCGGAAACCTGACCTCTGCTGATCTGAACAGCATCTACGGATACACCGCCGCTTCCACAGCCGTGGACATCATCGCCGGCAACGGCCTGACAGGCGGCGGTGCCATTTCGGCGGACCGCACGCTTGCGATGGGCACGCCTTCAACCCTCACGGCAACGTCCACCAACTCCGTCGGTGCTGACACACACGCCCATGACGTCGATTGGGGCGGCGGTGTCGCCTCCATCGCAGCCGGCGCCGTCGGGTCTTACGCTTGGTGTCAGCGCGTCAACAACACGACGGGTTACACCCTCGGGCAAACCGTGCCCGGCACCGACCTCGAGTCGGCAAGCTCATCCAGTGGCGGCGGCGCGGCTCTTTCCGGCACGTGGCGATGCATGGGCAACATCGGCGCCGGCTCGACTGCTGGTGGCTCGCTCAGTCTCTTCTTGAGGATTTCGTGATGGAATTTAGAAACCCCTTCTACAGCCGGCCGGACAATTCAGCGATCAACATGGAGGTCAATCATCCGTCTTTCGGATGGATACCCTTCACGGCGAGAGAAACCGATATTGAGGAGCATTGCCGGCAGCTCTTCGCCGAGGCCAAGGCAGGCACGGTCGCGCCATACACGCCGCCGACGCAGGAAGAGGTCCGGGCGAACATGCCGATCCTGACCGCACGGCAGTTCCGCATCGGTCTGGTCAGGGGTGGTTTCACGCTGGCGCAGGTCACCAGCGCGATCGAGGCGATGCCGGAAGGCGCCTCCAAGGAGGAGGCCAAGATCGAGTGGGAATACGCCACCACCTTCGACCGCATGCATCCGCTTATCGCGAGCGTGGGCGCCGCGCTCGGCCTCTCTGACGAGCAGATCGACGCAATGTGGACGGGCGCCAGCGCCCTCTAAACTCTCCGAAGGAAAATCGACCAATGAATACGACCGTGCAGGCTCTGCAGCGGCGCTTAATTGCGCTTGGCTATCCGCTGCCGAAACATGGCCCCGATGGAGATCCCGGCGGCGAGACGATCGCGGCTGTGAATGCGGCGCTCGACGAAATCGAGAAGCTCCGGGCGCTGTCTGAACCTCTATTCCCCTCCGGAACGAGTGCTTCGACCGTCACGGCAGCTCGCGCGAACCTCGGGGTGGGTGGCGTTGTCCCTTCCGATTGGGTGCCCAATGCCAACATGGAGCGGGTGATCTGCCATTGGACAGCAGGCGCCCACAAGGCCAGCGATTTCGACCGGAGCCACTATCACATCCTGATCGAGGACGACGGCAAACTGATCCGCGGCATTGCCTCGATCGACCTCAATGAGGCCCCGGCGAAGAAGGGCTATGCCGCTCATACTCTCAGCGCAAACTCTGGCTCGATCGGCGTTTCGCTCTGCTGCATGGGCGGGGCGAATGAGGCCCCGTTCGATCCTGGCAAATATCCAATGACCCGCGAGCAGTGGGAGGCTCTGACATCCGTCGTCGCGGTCCTCTGCCGGCGCTACTCCATCCCGGTCACTGACAAGACCGTCCTCTCTCATGCCGAGGTTCAGAACAACCTGGGCATTCAGCAACGCGGAAAATGGGATTTCACGCGGCTCGCGTTCGATCCATCCGTGAAAGGCGCAAAGGCCTGCGGCGACAAGCTGCGCGCCGAAGCAAAATCCAAGCTTTAACCCTCCCAACATCGAAGGACCTCATCATGCGTTCACTGATCTTTGCATCGGTGGCGGCGCTTTCGCTCGCCTCCTGCACCACGACCGGCTCGATCGACTCGGCCATTCAGAAAAACCTGCCACAGATTTGCTCGGCAGCTGCCACGGCCCACTCGGCGTTTCTGGTCGTCGCTAGCGCCGGCAACATCAAGCCCCGCACGATTGCCCGCGAGGCTGCTGCCTGGTCGGCGCTCGACGTCGTCTGCAAGAGCCCCAGCAGCATCACCGCCGCAACCGCGCTCGTGAAGGCTGCCGAAGCCTATGCGGCGATCACGCTCGCTCTGCGCGAAGCCAAGGCCGCAGAATAAGGAGGGGCGCTATGAACAACGCACAGAAAAAGCTCGAGAACAAGATCGCCGCGGCCGTAATCACCACGGTCGCCAATCCGGCTGTCCCGGCGGACGCCGCTGCCGCCGGCCCGATCATTGACGCAGTCACGTCGAAGATTGCCCCGGAGATCATCAACGCCACGAATAATGAGCCGTGGTGGCAGTCGCGAGTTGTCTGGGGTTCGATCGTCGCAATCGCTGCACCTCTTGCCGCACCCTTATTGTCTTGGGTGATCGGCGAAACCGTGACGATCAGCGCGGAAGAGCAGGCCAATATTGCCGCAGCGCTCGCAGCCGCAGGCGCGGCTCTAGGTGGCCTCTTTGCGATCTATGGCAGGTTCGTGGCTCGAAAGCCGATCCGGGAATGAACGGGGCGCGGCCGGACGATCCTGTTGCCACGGGAAAGTCCGGCCTAGCCGCGCGACACAGGGGATCGCACAGGCTGGGCATACGCTAACAGCCGGTTGGTTCTCAGAACGTTAATGCACCGTATTCGGGAATAAGACAGAGGCGGCCGGGGCATAATGGCGGATGAAGATATGAACGGAAACGGCAACAGCTCGTTCGATCCAATGGCCAACTGGGCTCGATTATCCGAGAGGGTAGAGAACCAGGGCAAGGATATCATAGACCTGCGCTCGAACATGAACACAGGGTTCCAGGGCGTCAATGCGAACCTGGCGGCGCTGTCCAATGAGCTCCGCAGCAACTCGAAGACGCAGTGGCCGGCCATCTGGGCAGCTCTAAGCGTCGGCGTTGCCATCCTGACGGGGCTTGGCTTCATGGCCTTGCAGCCGATCAAGGACAATACGGTTCGACTGGAGGGGTCCATCGTGCGGTTAGCCGAGACAGGCCAAGCGGCCGTTACCAAGATAAGCGAGAACATGGTGACGCAGAAGGAAATGGAGTGGCGATCGGCACGCGGTGCTGAGGACAGGCTGCGGCAGGAAGCATCATTGAAGGATTTGCGAGACGCGCAAGTCCCGCGCGCCGAGCTCGACCGTGTATGGCAGGGCTACGATCAGCGCTTCGCCGATCACCAGCGCCAGATAGACGAGGTGAAGCTGGCGCAGGGAAGTGTCTATTCCCAGAGAGACATCATACTGGACCTGAAGGAGAACCAGCAGCGGCTGGAGCGTGAGATCGCCAGGCTGGCGGCAACGAATGGGAGCTCCGGAGAGCGCTGAATCCCCGTAAATAAAAAAAGTGGAACACTTCTGTACGCGGTGCTTGCATTGCGCTCTTACCAACGCCAGATATACCCCTGCCTGTGAACTCGAACGCTCGGGCAAAAAGCCTCTCTTGCCAGACCGGCGGGAGGGGCTTTTTCGGGATAGCGATCTGTGACCGCAGAAGCTCTCTACACGTTCGCCACCGGCCCGAGAGCGCGCCGACAAGCGCCGATCAACGTGACGGCGCACATGCGGCGCTGACTTCCCTGCCACTGATGCCGTTGGTTTTTAGCGAAGTGACAACCATCTTCTGCCGAGATATACCGCAGCCTCCAGTCGACCGGGATCGGCTCCGGAGTTAATGCCCACAGACTTCCGACGCGTCGCAACAGTTGTCTCTTGGGCTGATACGGTATTCTCGTCGGTCAATGCGCTTTGTTCCGGTAGCTCGTGATTTTCTCGGCATTATTCGTTCCTTACAGGCGGTGCCGCCTGAAAACTGCGTAGAAGGGACTACTTGTGCAGCGCCGAGGTATCATTCACCCGAGCGGCTGACGAGTGCCGCTCGGGCTGGCAACTCCGGATTATGCAAAAGGTTCCACTCGGCGGCAAGTTAAGGCCTTTGCCATTGATTAGCGGCCTAAGGTCTCATATTGCGCTGCTGGAAAGGCAGCGCTCCTAGCGCAACTTAGAAGGATCACTTAGTTTGTCGACTCGCGTGTGGGTGGCGTGTGGTTGTTCTCGGCGACAAGGACCGCTCCGATTTCGGGATACTGAAGCGGACGCTCGGGCGACTCACTTCGCCGGTCAAATCTAGCGCCATCGTCTGCTACGCATTCGACCTCATTATCAACTGCGGATGCGCCTCCTAGGGCAGGTTGCTCTCGCCTGATGAAGAAATATAAAGAAATATAAGCTCCGTACTGATTTGACATAGATCAGGGCATCGAATAGCACGCCTCCTATAACAACTGGACATTGTCAGTCCGACGGAGCACCCG